GAAGACGAAGCAGGTGAGGAGAATGCGAGTTGACCTGAACCGTTTGTGGTAAGGATCTGACCGTTTGTACCGTCTGCGGTTGGGAGGATAAGAGTGAGATCAGCAGCAAGTGTATCTGGTGCTTTCAGAGTTACTTTGTTGGAACCATTATTTGTTCCTTCAGCAAAGGTTGCTTTGCCACCAACTGTTGCAGTTGCATCCACAAGACGGGCATCAACCTTGTCTGTGAAATACTTACCACCAACAGCATGAATTGCTGCAGTTCCGCCTTCTACTGATTCAATGTATAGTTTTGCACTTGCGCCGCTGTTGCTGGCGTCCTGTGCATATGCCATTTCGCCTTCTAGTAGATCTGTTGTTGTTGGAGCGGTAGCGCCTGAACTTCTTTTAATTTGAATAATTGTTGACATTTAGACTATTCCTTTTGGTTGCCTTAGTTTGTTTTAATACGTTCCGCCATCAATGGCATCAAGGATAACAGTAGTTGAAGGGTTTACTGCTTCCCATTTTAGTGTCTCTGAGTTATAAACCAATGTATATCCATCCTGTAATCCTGCTGCGTCAACATTCGCCAAGGTCTCCACTTTTTGGGCTCCGCGGGTGCTAACTATACTCGTATTTATAGTTTTAGAATTTGGAACGGTTACTTTAATAGCCATTATTTTGTTACCTCTGGATTAACTACTACAATTCCTTCGAGAACTCTGATAGTTTCTTCATCGCTCACTACTTCAATATCGTAAACATATCTTCCTGCTTTAATTTCGGAAGTTTCTTCTGCCGTCAAAGATATAGTTACTTCGCCATCCAAGGGAGAAGTAATATCTGTGGTAAAATCTATTGCGGTGTTTGTATAAAAAGACCTACGCATCTGCGATGCGCCAGTGTAGTCCGAAAGATCTTTTGCATCTCCGTATTGATCACTGACTTCTATAGTAAAACTAAAGGTCGTTCCCTGATCAATATAAATATTTTGAACCTGCGCCATAAGAACCCTTATAAATGTATTTGAACTTATTTATAATTTTAGGTGAACTATGAAAACGATATTGATGCTAAAATATGGCACAAAATATTCCAAAGAAGATGTAGATCGTATTATCGAGGCCACTGGTGGCAAGTATAATTATGCCTGTATAACCGACGATACTACTCTTGATCCAAGAGTTAAAATAATTCCATTACCAGAAGACGTTGACGGAACTTTTATTAAAATATGGATGTATGGATTAGAAGACTTGGGTGATGTTCTTTACTTCGACCTCGATATTAGAATACAAAAAGATATCGATAATCTGTGGAATTATCTTGACGAACGCCCAACTATATGCTATACTTATTGGAAGGATATAAGTTGGGTGGATAAAAATGCTCGTTCTTATAGCGAACAATACTTGAGTAACTATAATTCTAGTGCCGTTTTATGGCGCTCTGGTAGTCCAAAAGCCAAAGAGATTTGGGAACATTTTGAAAAAGACATGGACTATTATATGATCAAGTATTGGGGTGACGATAGATTTCTATGGCACGAGAATTTTGATTTTAAGTGGTTTCCAAAAGGCGAGTTTTATTCTTTTCTCTATGGTGCAGACTACTACGACCCAGAGAAGAGAATTGTAGACAGATACCGACCAGAGTATACAGTATGTTTACTCAATGGTTTAGATTATTTTCCGGGATATGATAAGAAATATGATGAACTTTCTAACAATTAAATGGGGTGACAAATACTCATCTGATTATGTGAACAATCTATATCACATGGTAAAAAAGAATTATACCGGAGAGTTTAGATTTATTTGTTATACGGATGATGCCACTAACCTAGAGTGTGAAGTTCATCCTATTCCAGATGATGACTTACTACACCCAAAATATTACTTTGGAAAAGAAGCATTTTGTTTTGATAGAGCCAAGTTTTTAATTTTTAATTCAGAAGAATGGCTAGATTGCGAAGAAGAAGATAAGTTCTGCTATTTGGATTTGGATGTAGTAGTTCAAAATAACATCGATGAGATTGATATCTTGGCCGAGAAACCTAGAATAATTCACTGCTTATGGCAGCCAGAAAATCAAATAGATGATAGGTTCTTCATCGAAACAAGAGGTACATTTTTCAACTCTAGTATGATGCTTTGGTCATATGGCCAATGCCGTCATATATATTATGACGTTTATGAGAACAGTGAAATAGTTTTCAAAACATTTTTTAAGGGTAGTGATAACTATCATTATTGGCGTCAAAGAGACTTCTGGAAAAACATTCCAGAAAGTTGGGTATACTCTTGGAACAGAGGACGATATTATCCAGATGATGTGGTGCGTTTTAAATTTAGAGATGATGCCAAAATCTGCTTATTTAATACAGATAATGTTCCTCATCCATCTACTAAAGATCACGTTGAATTATCTGAATGTCATGACAAAAATATTATTGGATTGTGGAAATGAGAGTCAATTACGTTTGTTGTAAATGGGGTACCAAATACGATGCCGAGTTTGTCAACCGACTTTATCGGATGGCAAAGAAGCATACTCCAGATAATTTTGAGTTTCACTTCTATTGCTATACAGATAACAGTGAGGGATTTGACGCCGAGATTAAAGTCATCGACTTCCCAAATATTCCCAACATCCATCCGAAATACTGGTTTGGTTCAGATGATTTCAAATACGGTATGGCACGTTGTTGGGACAGACCAAAGACCTTCATCTTCAATACACACAACTTCGCAGAAGATAACCCCACTGGAAGGTTTGTCTTTTTCGACCTTGATGTCATCATACAAAATGATTTGTCGCCAATCATCACTTACGACCTAGAGAATCCTACCAAGTTGCGGTCATGGTGGCAAGACCCTAGACCCATGAAGTCTCGTAACTTTAAGTTATCTCATGGTGCATACACCAATGGTAGTTGTATGGTGTGGTCAGACGTTCAAACAGAATGTATCTGGCAGGATGTTCTAGAACATCAAGAGCGTATTTGGTTTACATTTACCGACGGAACAGACAACTATCACAGTTGGCGATGGGGCGACTTTGGTAATACTCCTCTATGGAAACATTTTCCTAATACTTTTGCATACTCATACAATCGCGGTCGCGACTGGCAAGAAGACGATTTGGAAGTCGCTAAATATAGAAAAGACTGTATACTATGTGTCTTCAATGTAGATTTACTTCCATTCCAAGACAATAGACGCGGTAAAGTGAAACAGGAATCCTTGGTTGATTCTGATTTGTTAGAGCATTGGAATGTTTAATGATTAATATCTACACGGTAAAATGGGGGTTCAAATATGATTCAGAACATGTTAATCGTGTTCTTGAACAATGTAGAGAACACATAACAACAGATTTTAATTTTTACTGCTTGACAGAACATCCAATTGGATTACACCCAGAAGTTGTTGTAATTCCGCTTCCAGCGGATAATTACTACGAGAAATGGTGGAATAAATTATATCTGTTTGATAGAAGAGTTGTGCCACAATATGGAGAAAAACTATTTCTTGACCTAGATATTGGCATTCAAAATAACATCGATTGCATTGTAGACCACGACCCAGAAGATGGTCTAACATTTGTTCGCACCCACTGGCATAACATGAAGAAAATGAAACGTGATACGCAAGATATTCCTCGTGCATACACCGACCTAAATTCTAGCGTGTTAAGATGGAATGATAGATTAGATACTGATAAGATTACCAAATTTGTTACAGATTATCCAGATCAAATGTTTTTTCATTATCGCGGTCTTGATAATCTTTTCGGACACAAAAGAGAAAATCTTTTAAAAATTAATTTTTTCCCAGACGGTTGGGTATACAGTTACAACTACGGATACATGTGGCCAATTGACGTAAGGGAACAAGTCCTTCGTGAAGAACCACTTATCTGTCTATATGATTCAATGGAAAGACCACAAGATGTTAAACTATAATTTTTTGAATAATCATCGGTATTGGGGTGAAGGGTTGGATAAAATTGCCCATGAAATGCCACACAAGCATGAAGATTTTCGCAAATCTATGAATCCAAATACCATGGAGGCTGCAATCTGGATGGTAGAACAATTGCAGAAAGTTAAGATGCCGGATAAGAAATTAGATATCACAGTTTTAAATTCTTGGTTAGGAATTCCTTTGATTCCCTTGTTGTGTGAAAACTTAGAAATTAGAAAATTGAATCTGATAGACATTGATGACGATGCATTAGAACTTTCCAAAGTTTTTAACAGACACTATTCTGAAACAGGAGTAGAATTGGACCATATTAACTGGGATATTCCGTTTGCATACCATGACATCAATGCGCTAGGAACAGATATTTTAATTTCGCTCGGATGTGAAACGATGTATCCGCTAAAGAAAATGACAACAGCAAATCCAGATTGTATATTTGCCTGCCAGTCATCAAATGTTTTTAGAGAAATGTATGGCATCAACTGTGTTCCTACGATTGAAGACCATATCGAAAACGTTGGAATAAATAGTGTTATATACCAGGGTCAGATTGAACAGTCTTATTGGTCATGGGATGGTAAAGTAGACTTTGATAGATTTATGGTAATAGGAAGGAAGTAATATGGGAAGAGTGAGAGTTGTTGCACCACCACCTCAAGATTATATACCAGAACCTTTGGTGCCACTAGTACCACCACCTGCGCCCTGGATGGAGTCTCCATCTGAGGAAGTAGTTGTGGAAGAGTGGGTCGATGAAAACTTTCAAGAAGAAATTATCGAAGTTGAGATTAATGAACCTTCTCAAGAAGAACTTGAGAGGGAACGAATCGCACAAGAAAAGCACGAAGAATTACAGAAACAAAAACTTGCAGTAGAAGAAGAAACGAAAGCCGCGGCAGAAATAATTGCTAAAGCAAAAGAGATTTTAGAAAATCCTCCAGTGAGAATTGAGACAGTAACAGAAACAGTTATAGAAACTGTTCACGTTACAGATCCAAAATTAGTAGAAGAATTACAAATTCTCAAAGAGGAAAACGAAAAACTTGCCAGAGAAAATGACAGAGCAGCAAAAGCAAAAGAAGAACAAATTTTAAAGGCGCGACAACAGGCAACTGATCAACGCAGCAATCAACACATGATTCAATTAAACATGACGCCAAAAATTCCATCGTTAATTAGTAAAATCAAAACATTATTTCGAAATCGCCGAATTAAGTCTGCTACTAATGTTGGAATTAAAAACTATGAAACTGCAATCCTAGAGCGAGCAAGAATTGCAGTTCCCAAGTTATTGGATGATATTGAAAACATGCACGAACAGTTGACCATTCTAGAAGACCTACTCACAAAATACAGTGAAGTTAAAAGCAATCAAGAAAGGTGAGTGGTATCCTCACCCGTAATATCTTCAACCATCGATTTCCAGAGGTCCTCATGGGGAATGACATAACCGAGAGTGAGACGCTTGCTGCGACTTCCAGCGCAATGATAGAAGACTTTATCAGGCTCACTCCGCCTACCGAAGTAGCCGACCTTGACCGACCATCCCTTGGGGTCCCAAAGAGTGACCATTTCTTTTGTTATTGGATCTAAATATCTAAAGTAACCGCCATTCTCTTCTGTGTTATAAGAAAGAAGAATGTTATAGCCGCTTGCATTCCAGTTTGTGTGCCAGCCCATAAATCCATTCTCTGGATAATAAACATGAACCGCGTTGTTCTTAGCACCTAGAAACGAAATTAATTCACGATTAAGTTTCTGTTGCTTCTCGCGGTGAGTGGTCGGAACAGAATCTACCATTCCGATATCACAACAGAAAGCGGTTTCTGGATACCCCTCATGTTCACCGTCTTTACCGACTAGTTCATTCATATACTTTTCAGAAGTGCCAGTATCGATATCAAATCCTCGGCGTCTATCTGGCTCTCTCAATTTGTCGTGGTCTGTTTGCGAAAAGAACCACTCCGCATAAGGAGTAAGAATTTCCAGAAGTTCTGGATTTATATTTTTAGAAACCTTCATTATTTGTCCAATACGGATGGCGGTAACGTATAGTGATAGATGACAATCTCTTGTCCTTGCAATTCTTCTTGTTTATAACCAATGACAAAATTCCACTTTGCATCTGGATCAGGAAATCTTCCTGTCTTTACACCCATATCCCCATAAGTCAATAAGCGCCACATTGTAAATGTGTCCCACTGTAGTGCTTCTTTTGGATAGTGCTGTCTGTCGTAGCCGGGTTCATTCTGCTTACAATATTCGCCCCACCAAGCACTCATCAATTTGAGTGTTTGTTCATTATTACGATAGACAAATAGACCGCAATGCTCCGTCATTTCCTCTGTTTCGGAAAGTTTAGTTAGTGCAGCGTTATACGGACGATTGGCAGTAAAGATTACATCCACATCATCTGGTATCTGTTCAAAGATTTTTCGAATATCGTCGTGCTGAACTTCTGTATCACAGTCCATATAAACTGTCAAGTCATATGGAGTTTTATCTAGGGCCCATAGTTTGGCCCTCTTGTGATACGGAACACCATATGTGATGATATTCTCAAAGATTGCGTAATCTTCTGGTTCCACCCATTCTGCATGAGTGAATAAAGTAATCTTTGCTTCTGGCCAATAGTCTAGAAGTGATAGTGCAGAGTTTTTCGCGGCTCTATAGTAACCTCTACGAAGAGATGCTACGTAAACAAATCCGTTATTCTGCATTCTTTTCTTCTTCCATGATAAGCATGGTAGCATATGCCATAACTTCAAGCGCAGACTTCGATCTACGGATCTTAGTTTTTAAGGCTTTGTTCGTGGAATTTTTTATAATAGCTACTTCAAAGGCTTCTAGCTTTGCCTCGAAAAGAGTCTCGTCTTTACGGCGCTGTTGATCGACCTTCGATCTTTCCATACGCTGGCGAACTTCTTCGGTGCGGCGTTCTTCGCGAAGTCGAGTATTTTCATCAATATCTTCTTCAGTAAACTTTTCCATAATAGCAATATAGTCTGGATTGCCACCTTCACCTGATACAGATGCTGGTAGTCTCTTACCATCTGGATAGATGATAATTACCATTACTTGCTGTAGTTCTTTATTTAACCAAAAAGGTTCTTCGTAATCTTTAGTTTCGACAATAACGGCCGAATCCAATACGATGGCGTCTTCATCCACAATCATTCAACTCTCCATAAAAAGAAATAATATAAAGTATATAGTATAGTTTAAGCAGTGCGAACCCAGAGAGATACTGTTGATACGGTATCTTTAGTTGCTTGAATTGTATCGCCCGCATATGTGCCAGAATAGGAACCTGTGTAAGTTCTGTTACCAGAATAACTTCCTGAGTAAGTTCTCGAACCAGCAAATGAGTTCGCGTATGTGCCAGAATAAGTTCTGTTACCAGAATAGTTAGCTGAGTATGTTCGCGAACCAGAATACGTTGAGGTGTATGAACCCGCATAGACTCCTGAATATGCTACGTTGGCATAAGTTCTGGTACCAGCGAATGAACCAGCAAAGTTAGTTGATGCCGAAACATAGCCCGCATTGGCGTAAGTTCTGCTACCAGCGAAAGTACCACCAACAAAACCACCGTAATATAGAATATAGTTGGCAGAATATGTTCTTGAACCGGCAAATGATCTAGTACCAGCGAAGTTGGTCACATATGAGCCGGTATATGTTCGCGAACCTGAGTATGTGTTTGTTCTGTTACCGGCAAACGATGATGCATATGCGGCGTTTGAGTATGTTCTAGACCCAGCATATGCTACGTTAGAATATGTTCTGGTACCAGCAAAAGTATTTGCATATCCCGCTGGTGTATAAGTTCTAGTCCCAGCATATGCTACGTTAGAATATGTTCTAGTACCAGCATATGAGCCGGTATAGTTTACAGACGCGACTTGTTCACGAGTATCAGAAGCTGAACCCATGCTAACCCAAGTGCCAGGAGATGGCGATGATGCTTGGATCTTATATGTACCAATACTGGTGCTGATAATACGATTTCTGAAATAAGGAATCATTTCCTGAATTTCAGTATCGGTCATTTGCTTTACGTTATTGCCACTATATGTTTTCAGTGGACGAAGATCGGCATTCGGTGATGTTGTAGCCGCAGTCTTCTGCCAAAGATAATAAGTTGTGTTACCACCATTTGCAACGTCAGTAATTGTATAGCGCGAGGTCCATGTACCGCCACTTGGCGCCGAACCAGCAAGACGATACTGACCTGCAGTATACTCTGATTCAGTAACCATTGCTGTGACCGCTTGGTCAATAATATCATTGCGGATCTGAGCATCTGTCATTTGCTGAATTGCAGCGTCATATTGCAGCGGACGATTTGTTATTGTACCAGTATCATTAGCAGTAATTTGCTTTGCATAATACGTTACGGTGTCTACAGCACCAGTAGCAGGGTGAGTACCAGTCGCTTCTGTTCTGTCAGTATCAACAAATGTGCCGATTGCGGTACCAGAAAGTGCGTTTGCTGTATCAATATTGAGGTCGGCGGTGTTAGAACCATTACCTACTGCACCGGCAAATCCTACTGTGATCTTATTAGCAATATAATTTTTAACTTCCACATTTGACATGGTTTGCAAACCCTGAAAGTTTGCAGAAGTAATCGGTGTAGCAGATGCTTTGAGCTTTAACGGGTTCATTTTTTATAACCTTAATTTAGTCTAGTGCCGCTTGAATCAAATACCAACAAAGGTGTCAGTGAATACCAATCTGTAGCATCCTTAGCAACAAAAGTAGCAGATGAACCAGCAGCTACCGTGATAGCAACGTTAACCGTTCCGCCATTGATTTTGTCTGATACATTTGGGTAAACTAGAAGATTTGTTGCAGTAGTATTAACAACTGTATAAGTCAACGAGGCGGCGGCTGTTGGAAGTTTGACACCTGCTCCAGAACCTACTGTAGTGATAATATTGTAAACATCCGAAAGTTCTGTTGCTCCAGACTGGTTTGTTCCTGCCGCAGAAACTGTAGCCGAGATGGAAGGCTTTAGATCACCCGTTAGAGTAAGATTACCAAACGTAGGATTATCACCCGATTGATACTTGTCAGTATTAAGATTGTTGAAGTTATTATCAACTTCGGTATTTGTAAGTGGCGACCCCTTTACGGATCTAAGTGTAATTGTGGCCATATCTATCTACCTTGGTTCTGTAATATTTGCTGCAACAACAATTTGATATCTAGCATCTCTTGTTTCACACTATTTATATCATTTTCAAATTGTCGAAGCTGATTTGTTTGTTCTCTATCTTTGTTTTTTCTAGCTTTGTATGCTGATAATCCAGCAACATCGGTAGAAATAATGGCTTTTGAATGGCCATCTCTAACATATTTAGTTGTGTCGTCCAGATGATATCTTTGTCTCATGTTATACCTGTAGAGCTATTGCACGAAGTTCACGACATTTTGGAACAACACTGGTTTGATTTGAAAGAAGAACTACTTTAACTGCGAAAGTTTTGTAGCCCGTGTAAGTTACGCCGTCAGTGGTATATTCCAATACGCCATCACCATTCAATTCGGTCGATGGAATATCATATGTATACTCAATGAAACTGGATGAAGTGACAGTCGGCGGAGTAGTTGTTAATTCGATCCAATCTTTTTCTTCAAACGGTGCGGGATCACTTTGATGTAGGAATCTACCATATACCTTTACGTCTGTTCCATTTGGAACATACTGACTTAGATATACTCTAAGGTCTTCTGCTTCTTGTCCGTCATCTAGAACAACTTGACGAGAAACATACTTTGATCTTGCTTCACCGATACCAATATCTTCGTCTGTCGCATCATTATTAACATCGTTTGCGATTGCAATCATAGAACATTTTCTAAGATCAATAACAGGCGAAACAGTAGACGTTTGGGATCTCATACCAAGTTGAATTTTAAACGACTTGTCTCCATCGAGATCGTTTTGCTCATTTGAATATGAACGAATAGCAGCATCGATGGTCAATTCCGTCGTTTTATCTGGCACAAAATTCTCATATGTTGTCGATGCTTCTGTTTCGGAACCAGTATTTGTCGTGGCAGAATATGAAAAAATGAGTTGGCATGGAGTATGATCCATATATGCAAGATTGGCACCCAATGCATTCAACACTTTATCTTCAAGTTCTGCTATTAGAGCATGAGAAGAGCCGTTGCCTACTCGGTCATTGACAGTGAAGTTTCCACTCTCAACATAAATCTTAGCCACGTTGTATAGAGTATCGTAAGTATGAGCAAAACCGGAATTGAGAGTAACACCTATATTTGCATTCGATCCACCAGTCATAGTCAAAGTTGGATTGCTGGTGTATCCGGCGCCGGGATTTGTCACTGCTACATTAGTCACTGCACCGCCGGTAACAGTAACTGCAACCGTAGCATTCGTTCCGCCTGTGGCTATTCCACCACTTAATGTGCGGGCAACAACAGTTGTAACTGTGTATGTTAGACCGGTTAGCGTGCCAGCAGTAGTTACGATTGCGTCACCAGATTGAGTTGTTAGCGTGAATCCAGTAACTGCGCCAACCGAACCGGTAACAGCAGAAACCTTATAGACAGTTCCTGTCGCATAACCAGATATTGTAGCAGTACCACCCCGAGTACCAGTGATAGTTACAAGATCACCAACAACAAGTTTCGAAGCGCCGCAAGTAAACTGGCCTGCGGTTCCAGAAACAGCTACAGTAGCAACAAGGGCACTACCATAACCAGTGCCTGCGTTGATTATATTAAACGAGAATCCATGAATTTTATCACCAGGAGAAAATTCAGAACTTGAGAAAGAATCAAATTTTGCGTAATCGATATCATGTGTATTCAGTGCGACCGTACCAGTTGTGTCGATTTCAAAGTTTGCTCTCTGTAAACTAAACTTAATATCTTCTGCCTGCCATGCGGTCCAAGTTCTGTTGTTCGCAGATGTGAATAAAACACCGACATTAGGCTGTTCTGAAATACGAGTTGTTGTGTTGAGTTGGTCTTCGCCCAATTCAGACACCCAAATTTCATAGTTAGGGTCATTACCCGCAGGAAGAAGAACAAAACAATATTCAGTATTGTTTTGTAAGAATACTGGCGACGGGAAAGTAAACTTAGTTGACGTATCACCATTTTCGGCATCGATGTTTACCTGACCAGGAGATAGTGTTACTTCACCAAAAGGAATTACTCTATCACCCGGATAACCATTTATGACTTCGCGGAGTTGCATCGTGATAGGATTTGTCAAAGATTTTTTCTTAAAGAAAACATCCAGTGAGGTCACATAACATCCAAACGGCACTTCCGAAACTATAAACGTCTGAGCGATTGGATCCATTCTCCAGCGCATAAAGTCTGTTGGGAATATAAAGTCATCAAATACGACTTCTGCTGCCGGCTGAACAATCGGCGAAGGGTCAGGAGCAGTTGGCGGAGTGACATTCGTGACATTTGTGATATTATTAGTAACGTTGGTCACAGATGTATTATTGATATTTTGTGTAACCTGAGTGACTTCGGTAACATTTGTCGTGTTATTAATTGTTGTAAACGTATTATTCACAACAGTTGTTTGAACAACACCAACTGCTCTTTCACCTAGTCGATTTGTTGTCGTATTGCTATCGGAAACTGATCTGCTATCTGAGAGGTTCACTGCTGCCACGTTGGCAACTCTTGTCGAGATTACAGTATCTTGGACACTTTGTGATAAACCATTTGCAGAGAATGTCATTGATGCAGAGGTAGTAATAAACTTAGCTCTATTTTTAGAATCATCTGCAAGTCTGAATAGCTTTTCTCCAACACGGAAAGTACCAGCAGGAATTCTGAATTGACCAAAGCATTCACCCGATGCATTCGTGATTAGCGGATCGCCATAATCACCAGTTGCTAGGGATGAGTTTTGAACAGAATTTGTTGTGCCACTAACAATACCAGACAGTGGACGACAATGATCCTCAACAGTAGCGCCATCAAAGAATGGATAAACACGAGAAAGCGGCTTCATTCTCGTTGCTTTAAACGTTACTATAATAGAACGCATAAACGGAATAATAGAAGTATTTGTTACTCTAGGACCAATTCTCTGAGTTTGCGTTTCCGGTGTTACCGAGAGTTGGACGCCTTGGCGAGTTTGTCTTTGTTCTGTTGTAGTCGTTACAATAGCAATATCTTCTTGGAAAAGAGTATCGCCTCGTATTGCAGTGTTACCTGCCGCAAGCTGTGCATTTGTAGAAACTCTACCAGTTCCGGTATCTTGCCAATCTTCCCACTGGGTACCCCATGCATCGGCAAGAGTTTCCCATGCATCATAGTTACCATCAAAGTTAGCAGAAATAT